CATGTATATCCCTTCTTTTTCGGCAGATTTCAAAAAAAAGAAGGGATATACATGTCTGTATGTATATCGTCTACGATAGCACATTCAAATGCCTTGACCAACCTAAAGCAGTCACCGAAAGGTCGCTAACTAGGTATGTGTATATCGAGCGATGTGTTCACACCTCGGGTTTACATTTAAAATGTGTCGAGCCTGCAGGAGAAATTGTGTAGAGTGCAGGGTCTTAAAAAGAAAACTGGTCATACCATACCACGTTTTTGCGGACGCAATAAGGTAGAGCAGTGTGATGTTTAAGCAGGGTTGGCGGTTGACTGCCACCATGCGTGTTTGGGGACTCCAATGAGTGAGCCAAAAGAAAAGTCGTCCCCAACTGCGCGATAAACATCAATTGCGCAGTCCACCAAACCACCCTTACCACCACTGTAAATAGTTACAGTGGGCAAGGGATACACGATCGATCTTGCCTTAGACTGGCTATTAATACCATAGGTAGTTGGTACCATATGGCCTGTAGCTAGGAAAGGCACTTCAAACTCAATCACTCCTTCCTTGTCTGGGAACACAATAAGATTGTGTTCAGCAAAACCGGGTTGGTAAGCAAAGTTAGTTTTGAGTGTTGTGGTCGAAACTTGGGGAGAGTCAAAAAGAATCTGAATAGGTCCTGTACCAAGATTAGTCTGTCCAGCAGTTGTGTTGGGTAACATATTTGGTGAGTAAAAATCAGATGTCGGTGAATTGTACATGTTAATAAACACTGAAATAGGTTTACTAGGGTTAAAATCAGCCGAAGGTTGTGTGATTACAAGTTTATAGCGCATAGATCCTCGAAAGAAAGCGTATTGTGAATAGACTTGTGAATACAGATCACACACTGTAGTTACTGACACGCCAAGAGCAGTGTTGTTATTGGCGTATGAAGGTGTCATCGCACCTGCAGCGGAAACCGTGAAGTCTCCAACTTGCGGTCGAACTGGTTGCCATGGAAATAGTACAAAACCATTACCCGTGGAACCGGCTGACGTCGTAGTAGCTGGTAAAGCTGAAGGTGTGATGGATCCCACTTGCGAAAAACGTTTAAGGTATTGTCTATATGAAGCGATAACCTCACCCACGCACGAAGCGTATGGTAGCAAAGGAAGCTCGGGCGATTCTTCGGTACATTTAGACGATTCCTTAGTCATTTCACCGCCTACTTGAGCAACATTGGGAATGTTGTATGGTAGTATGACGGGCTTGTGGGGTCCAGCAAACTGAGCCTTTTCTAGTGAGGTGAACACTAGAATCTCAATAGTGGATGACACTGAGGATGCAGCAACCAAAGGATTGATGATAGAAACTTGCAACACGCCTGATGCACAGTTCCTAGCGTCACCATTGGCTGCGGCCACTTTGGGATCGAACACGGTATGGAGCCATGGACGAACACTAGTGAAAGGCACCCTAAATGTGTAAGTACTGGAAGTACTTATGTCAATATCTTCAGTGTGCGCATATGCGGGCATGTTTTGGATTGCGGTTGAGTCAGCATATGTATACGGTAAAAATGACACGCGAAGACGTCCATTGTGAAATTGTGTTTTAACGAAGTGGAATGTGAAAACCATATCGCCACGCCACAAATCAAACATAGACGCTACCTTAGCACATTGAGGCAAAGAGACACCTCGAGCATATGCATTAGCAACTTGCGTATCATATGATGCCGTATATGTTGGGGAAACGGGTTGCAAGAAAAGTGAAGCATCTGCAGTTCCAGAAGTTGACCAGTTGAACGATGTAGTGTACGTAGGACGCGCAGCTACATAATCCAACCTCATCTCGTCTTCTTCTGTTCCAGCAAATCCAGGAAAAGTCTGAAGTTCATTTGTTGCAGAGAGAGCGAGTTTGTGACAAGCGTCAGATCCGTCAGAGTTTAGGAAAAAGCGAGCAGGAGATTGGAGAACACGGGTTACAGGTGCTTGTACGGTTGGTTTTGAAAATCCGAAAAACTTAAGTACGGACTCACCAGTTGTGGCAAATGCCTCAACTGGTTTAGCCAAATACTTAAGACCAACATACGGTAGCACGGAAGAAATTCCTCGTCCAATCGTTCCAATAGCAGAAGAAATTGTTCCTCTGTTTTCCATCTTTGCCATTTCTCCGCCCACCTGAGCCCAGCCAGTACCACTGACCAAAGGTGCAGGTGTCGGATAAACAAGTTCAACATCCTCAAAGTGAGCCCATAAAGTCCAGTTTACAGTGCTAGAAATGTTAGATGCGAGAGCAGAAAGTACAGAAATGGTTACCGTACCAAAAGATCCTTGTCCTGTAGCGAGATTAGCGTAA